CTCTAACACTTTATGACCGTACTTCATATTGCGAAGTCCTTCATAAATTGCACGAGGATATGCATGCGGGGCACTGGGCTGAGCAACAATATCCACAGTGACTATTTCAAAGTCACTGACATGTCCGTTGCCTTCGTTCACGTTTCCGGAACCACGGCTCGAAACTCCGAGTTTTACACCCGAATCCAACATGGTCTTAACCAGTTGTCCCATAGGTGTGGGTAATATTCTTAACTTACCATACCCAGCAGGTCCGTCCATCCACATCTTGTCGATGCAATGACTTACTCTGTCCAGGTTGATTTTCAAATCTTCAGGGTGATCTACTTCACCCAGCACTGAATAACCGTTTACCAATTGCTCATTGATGGATTGTACTGCTCTGGAAATCTCCTGTACAGGATACACACGTTCGTTAGCGTTTTTAACTCCGCCTTCGATACATATACCTTCCATGTACAGGGTCTTTTCTTTGCCGTCAGGACCATCTTCAAGCAAGACACGAATCTTGGCTTGGTTGAAGTTGAGATGTTCCTGTAAGTATTTCATCGCTGATTACTTGCCTTTAGGGAACGGTGTACGTGTGTTTACACCTGTAGCTTGACCCAAGTGTGGCTTGGTTGCAGGCTTGAGATCTTGCTTGGCTTGCGCAGGTGAGTTACCAACTTTGCCAATTAGATCTTTTGTAGTGTTCTTGTAAGCAGCAGTATCGTGGTGACCGCCTTCTGCTTGTCCAGCTTTTACAGGACGGCCAGCCATGCCAGTTTGCCCAGCATTAAATGCTACAGGACCAGCTTTGCCGTCACCTTCTTCGTGGGTAGTAGTCTTAGGATGTACTTGCTTCAGGGTGATGTTTTCCATCATTCCTTCAGTTTCAAATTCATCAGCATCAACTTCAATTTCGCCCATGCCGTCGTCGCCCATGTCATCTCCACCCATGTCGTCGCCGCTGCCCATCATGTGCTCAAATTCAGCCATGAGTTCATCCAACTTGTCAGCTAGATCCATCACGTCGCCTTTGGTAGCAGCTTCTTCGCCGCCCATGTCGTGCTCGCCTTCAAGATCATGAGTCAAGTCGTCGCCGGCTTCTTCTGCACCGTCATCAAACTCTGAATCATCATCAGTTTCCATCATGCCTGATTCTTCAGTTTCTACATCATCGATCATGTCGCCGCTTTGGCTTCCGCCTAGTTCGTCGCTTTCACTCATGTCGGTGTCAACTTCAACTGGCTCTTCACCCATGGCATTGTCTTCTTCTATTTCTTCATCTTGCATGATGTTTTCATAGATCTGACGACTCTTGGAAACTACGATTTGATGAAAAAGTTCTTTGGCTTTGGCATCTTCGTCGTTGATAACATATTCAATCAACTTTTCAAACTGATTTTTACTCATTTAACTGGCTCCTATTAGATATTCGTTAATCTTGCCACCCGGCAAAATGTATATCTATATTTACAATTTAAGAGAAAAATATACCAGTTATGACTGGTTTTTTGTCAATTATGACGCAATTATTACGCAGCTGGCACAGCTGGTGGAGCATATTGAGTTCTAATGTCTTTTAGCTTTTCATTATACTCAAAAGTCCTGGTATCATTCATTTTTCGCAATTTGTTCAACTGCATTAATGTTAGCTTGGTCTTACGTAATTGACCAATATGAGGCTGAGTATTATCAGCGGCTACATCTTGATATGCACTGGGACTACGTTCGTAAAGCTCGTTAAGGATCATGAAGTATTTATGCCCCAGGCGCGGCTGCGGCGGCCGGTGGTTGGGCTGCTGGCGTATTTCCAATTGTGCCGCCGGGGCCGGCATTCATGCCTTCTTGTCCTGGTGCTGCAAGATTGCCCATCTCTTGACCCATTGAAACATCGCTTTCTAACCCAGCAGGAGTGATACCTACTGAACGCAAATCTTGTCCTTGTGATGTTTCTAGTTCAGGCTTGCTGCGTTCTTCTTTCCACAGTTTGGAGTTTTGCTGAATTTCGTCTTCAGTCAATCCCAAGAAACGTTCCAACAAGAATCTTTTGCTCATGTAAGGCAGTGCTTCTAAGCTAGTGAACGCTGTGATACGAGATGTATCTAGTTCAGCTTGACGATAACTTGCAAAGTTTTGTGGTGGATTAAACTTGATCTGGAACAGGCCAGCATCAATGTTAAACCCTCTCCAACGCAGGAACATTTTGAATTCATCGTCTAGTTTTTGCATGATCAATGCTTGCAGTCGTTCGCAATATTGATTGAATCTGTACTCTTGAATCAGTGCTGTACCCACTTTACCGTCTTGCATTGTACGATCTGAATCGTCTGGGCCTGTGGGTAAGTAGCTGCTAGGCACACGCAAACCACGGGCCATTTTGTTGTTAAAATACTTTAAATCGTCAATTTCACCAAGATTTTGTCCGCCAGGCAATACATCTACTGAGCTGCCACGACCGTCAACTCCTACTGGAAAGAAGAAATCTTCATTAATACTGAGTGGATTATAGCTGCTATCCATGATGTTTTGGCCGCCGCCGCCGTATGTGGGAATACGACGTTGATGCATTTCATTCTTCACACGCTCTACAAACGCCATGGCCATGTGGCTGGGCATGTTACCCACGTCAATCTTGAACACACGACGCTCGGGCGCACGTTGCACACGATAGATCAACATAGCATCTTCCAACAGTTCTTTTTGTTTGAATACTTTGAAAATGTTTTCCAAGATGCTTTTACCAAATGGCCAGAATGTGTCTAAACCTTCGTTCAAGCTCATATGCACCACGTGTTTGGCATCAATACAAGTTTCATTTACGGCACGATTGAATCTGCTGGCGCCGCTCATGGCTGAACTAGGCGCGGTATAGCCGCCGCCTTGCATGCTGCCGCCGATACCGCCTGCGCCGCCGGAACTTGGATTAACCATGAAGTCAGTTGTGGTTTTAGCTGCCACAGTTAAGTTCTGGAAGTTGGGATTAATGTCACGAATGATGTATTGTTCTGGGCGCTTGCCTTCGTTTTCATTCACGATCACACGCACTACTTTGCTCATGTCCACCCAGTACATTTCAAATGTTTCTGGATCACGTACAAAAATCTGATCACCGTACTTGATTGTGTTGCGGAACAGTTTGAATATGCGTTGATCCAGCTTGTTCAGCTTGACCCATTGCTGCATCTGTTTGCGGATAATTTCAATTTCGTGATCAGTTGGATCATCGTTGTATGTTATGTCAAACGGTGTGTCATTGTGTTCGTTTAGCTGTGTAGAGAACTCAGAAATAATGTCTAAACATGCATTAACTTCACTGTCCGCATCCATGTTTTCGTACTGATTATAACGTTCAATACGGTTAGGATGCCCTGAGTAAACTTCTGGCAGTCGGCTGGCATAGTTACGGAAGCTGAAATCAGTATCTGCTTGATTGCTACGACGTCCATCATTTTTAGGATAGCCGGGTAATCCTTGATCTCGTCCGCCCGCAATTGGGCTCATCTGTCCAGATAAATCTGCGACTTTGAAATATTTTTTCCAACCGGTGCCTTGTTTTGGTTCTGCCATAGTGAGTTATTTATTGTTAATTTCTAGACTGTTGCAGTATCTTGCCTTGTGTTGCAAGGCTTCGGCGCATGAGATCCACCAGTTCGTTCATGCTGGATGTTTGCATGCCAATATTGTTGGCCAATGTCATAATGCCCTGAGTTAAATCTGCACCACCTCCAGCAGAGGATTCTTGGGTCGTTGATCCTGCGGCTTCGGTGGTTGGTCTAGTGTCTCCAAGATTTGTGCGATAAGTTGTATTTGGCCCTGCGGCTGCTGCTTGTTGTAGTATGCTGTGTGCCTGTGCACCAGTTGTCACTGGTCCAGTTGGTTTAGGAGTTGCACCAGTAATATTTTTTGATTTTCCAGACAAATATTCGTGAGCTCCTTCTTTAGTGGTTATCTTGCTCGCGCCCGGGCCTGCTATGGCTTGATATCCTTTAGCAGCTGACTCTTCAAGAAATTTTGCTAGATCTTTTGGGTTAAATTTGGTGTCATATCCAGCAGCAGCAGGAGTTGCTGTTCCTCTACCAGTGTCACTGGTTGATGTTTTTTCACCTATGTATTTCTTGTCAAGTCCTGTGATTACATTTTCAATGCCTGTGGATAATTTTCGCAGACCTTCAGTAACAGGACCTACACCTTTATTCACTAGATTGTCCATAGCCATGGTAGTTGCTGTTTGTGCTTGTCGCATGGCCACTTGATTGTTAACATCTACATCACCACCTTTGGCAAGTGTAGTAGCTTGTGTAATAGCTTCTTTTTCAGCTTCCTCACCTTTCAACTTAGATAGTGCTCGTTGTCCTGCAAAACTAGCTTGTGTTGCATCGTTTAACCCTGCTTTAGCTAATCCTATATTTCTTTTAGTATTTGCATCAGCTTCTTTGGCACCTTTATCGATAAGTTGCGACGCTTTGAAGTTTTGGCTTATAATTGACTGAGACATCTCAGGCAATGAGATATACATTTTTTTGGCTTCTGGACTATTTACAAATCCGCTCATCAAATCCATAACACCTTGTTTCAATGCCTCGGGTGTTCTTGCTAATAATTCTTTATTTTGTTTTATCTGGTCTTCGGCTGCTTGGGCACCAGCTTCATCACCAGCTGCTCGTGCAGCATCGGCTTTCATCTGTAACTCTAGTGATACCGCAGCATATCTTTCATTGGCCTGCTGTGCTTCTTCTTGTTTGGCTAGTGCATCTGCTGATTTTCCTGTAAGCCGACTAAGTTTATCTTGCTGCCGAATATATTCAGCTGCACCAGTATTGAGTTCTGCTTGAGTTTTAACAGCACCGGCACTAGTTAATGTTTGTATTCTTAGGTAATTTGCTGTGCCTTCGTTGATATTCTTGGTAGTCAACCCCATGCGTTCAAATTCAGACTGTAACCCAGACTGTTGTATGCTAGAAGCAACCCCTGCAAATGCCTTGGTACCTTGACTAACTGTGCCGCCCATTACTGCTAACGCTTCACTGTTCTGAGCAATCATTGCGCCAAAATCAGGCAATTGATTCATTGTCAGACCAAACTTCTGCATGTCAGCAAACACGCCAGACATACCTTCGGCACCGGCACCACCAACTCTACTTAGATCTTGAAAACTTTTGAATAACGCATCGCTTTGCTGATTAGCTTTAACAATGTATGCTGCGGCAAAATCAGTAACTTTACTAAATGCTTGACCCAATGGCCCTAGTTCTTTGAACATTGTGTTCAGTGCATCTTTACTAGAATTGATTGCACCGTTGAATACACTGGCACCTTGTTTGCCGTCAGCTATAGCTGTGGTAAATCCAGTAACTCCTGTTCCGAGTTGCTTCATAGCTTGGCTGCTAGCCTGAGCTAAACCACTTGTTTTTTTATTAGCGTCTTGAAGAGACTCTGTCAGGCCTCTTACTTTTTCTTCTAATGCTTCAAATGCTTCAGGTGTGGGTGCGGTTGCCATATGTGGTCCTTGTAATTTTATCCAGGATCGATTTGATCATAATTATATTTAGCGAGGAAAATCATGCTACCAAACAACCCCCTAACACAATATTTTCGACAACCAGCTATCTACATTCGACTGCCATCAGGTGGTAAATTCTATCCGCCGGGCACACTAAACATGCCAGCCAATGGTGAATTACCAGTGCTACCCATGACCAGTGTGGATGAAATCACCTACAGAACTCCTGATGCCCTGTTTAACGGCACAGCCACAGTGAACGTGATCAAAAGCTGCATTCCGTCTATCCGTGATCCTTGGGCAATGCCAGCTTCGGACGTTGATGCTGCACTAGTAGGTATACGTATTGCCAGTTACGGGCATGCTATGGATCTTGATGTGACCTGCCCAGCATGCAACACCGATGAGTCAATTAGTATTGATTTACGCATAGTCAACGATACATTAAAAATAGGTGACTATGAAAACTCAATGAGCATTGGTGATTTGGAATTTTGGTTCCGTCCTATCCCATACAAGTTTGTGAATGACAACAATCAGATGCAGAT